GAGAGCCTGATGAATACATTTCAGATTCAACAGAAGACAATGAATAAAGTTATTGAAGATATGGTAGCCTATAACATTGACTATCAACCTAATCCAGATTATACAGGATTACATGCTGACCTTAGTCGTTTAGGTTTAGATTCTTCTGAAGTTGAATGTGTTATGCGGAGAGTTGCTGATGGTGAGATTTAGTTTTATTTTATTTCTGGTGGGGTGTAGTAATGCCCCGCTTGAAATTCAAACAGATAATCGAGGTACTTTGTGGTGTGAAACCAGAGGTGGTGTTAAGGAATGTCATTATATTAATGACAATCAAGTACAAGAATCTATTGAACAAATAATTAGAGGACATTAAAACATGGAAACTTTAACTATAGGTGATGAAGTTCTTTGGAGAGGTAGTTGGGGTCAAGAGCCAGAACAAGTAGTTCGTGTTACTGGTATTCAAGTTAATGAGCGTAACGGTAGCAAAGAAGGTTATCGTGTTAACTTTATAAGTTGGGATAAAGTAACAGATCATAATGTTATTCTTGATTTAAATAACAGACATTGGTGTTGGGCGCATCAAATAACACCTTACTATAATGATGCTGATACTAAACTTACTGGAGATGATGAGCCAGTAGATATAGATCTAATCGCAGACAAATATCAAAACGGTTATTGGGAATAAACGTATGAGTATCAATGACGCAACACCAGAAGAATGGGACAAAGTATCTCGTGGGCCAGATAAACCAGAGGAATGTTTGATGAATAAACCAGTTACAAAAGCGGAAGATATAAAAGACAGCACATTTAAAACTATAACAGGTAGTTTATATCACCCCAACGATCATAATCTTATGGACAAACAAATGTTCCCGAAAGAAGACACTGTTAATCATCCTCCACATTACAATAAAGGTGGCTTGGAAGCTATTGATTACATTGAACAACAACTTGAGGATGGCTTTGCCGATTACCTTGAGGGAAATGTACTAAAGTATATACATCGATGGAGGTATAAAAATGGTATTGAAGATCTTAAAAAAGCTGAGTGGTATCTCAAAAAACTCATTGAAACCAGTAAAGTTCCATATGGTTGAGGTACTTTTATTTGTAACTCTTTTATGTCCAAGTATTATATTTGCACAGGATGTATCAGAAGAACATTGTCTTGCAGAAACAATTTATTTTGAAGCAAGAAACCAAGAACTGATAGGACAAATAGCTGTAGGTTTGGTTGCAATGAATAGAGTTAAAAGTAATTCATTTCCTGATACTCTATGTGATGTAACCAGACAAGCAAAACGTGATAGCTCTGGCCGTATTATAAAATACAAGTGTCAGTTTTCTTATTACTGTGATGGTTTAGTTGAACATGTAGCTGAAGAAGAAGCATGGTCAACAGCACAGATAGTTTCTAAAGTAGTTATAGAACAAAGTCATAAAGATATTACAGGTGGTGCTTTATATTATCATACTAAAGCTGTTAGTCCTTATTGGAGTTCTGCTGTTAAGAAAACAATCATCATAGGTGATCACATATTCTATAGGTAATTTATGACAGACAAACCAATTAAAACTACAAGCGGTAAAGAGTTTACTGTAGATGAAATTAAAAATAGTAATCGTATTACTAAGAGTGCCACACCTAAAGGTACATTAGATTGGTATTTAAAATGGATAGGTAGTATTATATTTATTGTGGCTGTTACTGTTCGCAGTACAGAAATACCAGAACTTAAAATTGTAGATTTAGTTTTAAGTTTTATAGCTACTATACTTTGGGCTGTCGTAGGTTTTATATGGAAAGATCGGGCAGTAATGTTGATTAATGCGGTAGCTTGTGTTATACTATTAACCGGGTTATTAAAACATTTTTTTATGTAAGGAAAGAATATGAGTATTATTTATGGGGACTTTGGTAATAAAGATTCCAGCTTAAAACATAAAGTAAACATAGCTTTAAATAAAGTAGCTGATTCTGATAAACCAAATACACAACAATCATTTTTATTGATTGTTGATACAGGAGTAGACTTTAAAATATTATCTGATGTGGAATTACCAGAATTCAATATCATGTTAGATATTGTTAAGTTTACTGTTCTTCAACAAGCGTATAGTTTTTTGGAGGAACATACATGAACGCTTTAGAAACGGAAGAACTAACTAAAGAAGAAATCATAGAAGATTATATAGTTCAAGCATTTGTAATGGGAATGGGAACTAATATTCCTAATAAAAAAGCCTTGACATATATGATTGACTGTGTTAAAGTAGCCGCAGATGCAAGTGGTGAAAAAATCACCGAACAGTATGTTAGGGATTATATTCCTATATACATTGATATGTTATACAAACAAAACTATTAACTTGGAGAAATAATTATGGCAGTAGTTGAAGGATTTGCTTATTGGCCTTTCGTAACAACACCTAACACTAAGTTTACACCAGAATACAGCGTTAATTTAGTTGTGTCTGAAGATGTTGCTGATAGTTTTAGGAAGCGTGGATTTAATATTAAAGATATGAATGAAGGGCCAGCCTTAGTAGTAAGGCGTAAAGTCAATGGGCCAGATGGTATGATTAGAAAAGCCCCTAAATTATTAGATAGACATCGTAATCCTATGGATGTGTCTGTTGGTAATGGATCTAAAGTTAAAGTCCAATATAAAGAATGGGAAAGCGTTTGGAACGGTCAAACATATAAAGGATTAGATTTCCAAGCAATGCAAGTATTAGATCTAATTGAATATGGCGCACCAGATGGTTCTGAATTTGATATTGAAGATGACGATGGAGATGAATTGTAATGGGAATGACATATACTTATGAAGACTCTAAGTATGATGTTGATAAGCTAAGTGTAGAGGGACAGCAGGTATTTAAAATACTTGCTGTTGCTCAACGCAAAGCAGATGAACTTAACATTGATACTACTTTAGCACAAGCGGCAGTAGTAGCAATGCATACAAAAATGCAGGAGTATTTGAGCGATAAAGCTTTAATTAAAGAGGATGCATAATGTCTTTTGTAAAATTCAAACAGCCCTGCCCTTCTTGTGGGGGCAGTGATCCTGTAAGTGTAAATGAAAATGGATCAGCAAAATGTTTTAGTTGTCATACATTCTTTAAAAACTATTCTGAAGCTTCGGTAGGAAACGTGTCCGATTTCTCTACCTACCAGAGAAATAATAATAATAATAATTCCTCCGAAGCTTCGTTTAATGCTTTAACGGATCGTGGTATTTCATTAGAAACCGCCAAAACATATGGAGTTAAATCTGTTTTAAATTCTGATGGTTCAATCTATGAACATCACTATCCGTTATATATAAATAATGAAGTTGTTGCTACCAAAATACGCAGACCAAATAAAGATTTCTCTTGGAGAGGATCAGGTAAAGGGTCAGGTTTATTTGGACAACAATTATGTGGTGAAGGCGGTAAGTATATTACAATCTGCGAAGGTGAATGTGATGCTATGGCCGCTTATCAATTAATGGGCAGTCAATGGCCTGTTGTATCTATCAAGGACGGTGTATCTGGTGCTGTACGTGATGTTAAAGATAATCTAGAGTTCCTTGAATCATATGATACAGTTGTTATTAACTTTGATAATGATAAAGCAGGTCGTGAAGCCGCAACAAAAGTTGCTCGTATTTTAAAACCCGGTAAAGCTAAGATACTTAGACTTCCTGATCAGTTTAAAGATGCTAATGAAATGCTTAAACTAGGTCAGCATAAAGCTTATGTTGGGGCATGGTGGGGAGCTAAAGTTTATACACCTTCTGGTGTATTAAACGTCACAGAAGAGCGTGACAACTACAAGAAGCGAGAAAGAAAAGAGTCTATACCTTATCCTTGGCAGGGACTTAATTCAAAGCTAGAGGGCTTACGTCAAGGAGAACTGGTAACTTTAACTGGTGGTACAGGATTAGGTAAATCCAGTGTAACTCGTGAACTAGAACACTGGTTAGTTACTAAGACAAAAGATAATGTAGGTGTAGTAGCCCTTGAAGAAGATTGGCGCAGGACAATAGACGGTATATTATCTATTGAAGCCAATGCTAAATTACATATAGATAGTATTCGTGCCTCTTTTTCTGAAGAGGAACTTGATAATTTATTTAATATTTTATACGATGGAGATAATAAAAATCGAGTGT